CGCAAAGACGTTTGATGCAGCCGCGACAGATGATCTAACCATCGTCGCTGGGCAGGCTATCAAAACCCTCATTTTCGAGATCATCACCTGCTCGGGAGAGGGTGAGATCATCCCAAAAGAGGCGATGCAACTTGCGAGCGCATTGCGCCAAGCCTCGCAGGCTCAGGGCATCTCTACCAAACGCAGGAAAGAAGTCGAAAAAGACTTTGAAGAGAAGGTCACCGAGGCCGTCGACAAGGCGGGCGCACAGGTTGGCCTGTCCAAAGAGCAGGTGGCACAGATCCGCCGCGACGTTTTGGGCGTCCGTTCATGAGCGCAGCCTTGGCAGAGCAGATCGAGATCGAAGACGATCCGCAGGTGCTTTCTCGCGATGAAGCCGGCTTGCCAGATGCCTTGCCGCGCGGCGCCGAGATCCCCGATGATCTCGACCCGCTCGCCGATGGCATCCTTATGGACCATCAGGTCAAATGGCTTGAAGATAAGTCGGACCTGAAGCTTGCGGTCAAAGGCCGGCGCACCGGCATCACCTTTGCCGAAGCCCAGGATGACACGCTGATCGCGGCGGCCGACCGCAAGGCCGGTGGCGACAATGTGTTCTATATCGGCGACACGAAAGACAAGGGCCGCGAGTTCATCGGCTATGTCGCCCACTTCGCAAAGAAGCTGGGCGAGCGGCTGGTCGAGATCGAGGACTTTCTGTTCGAGGACAAGCGCAAGGACGGCACCTCGAAGTTCATCTCTGCATTCCGCATCCGCTTCGCTTCCGGCTTTCGTGTCGAGGCTCTGTCGTCGCGGCCAGAGAACATTCGTGGTCTGCAGGGCGTGGTGGTGATCGACGAGGCTGCATTCCACCAGGACGTGCACGGCGTGCTCGACGCGGTGAACGCGCTGCTCATCTGGGGCGGCAAGATCCGCGTGATCTCTACCCACAATGGCGTGCTCTCACCGTTCAACGAGCTGGTGCGCGAGATCATCGCCGGCAAACGGCCTTTCTCGCTGCACGAGATCCCATTCGCCACCGCGATCGCCAACGGCCTCTACAAACGCGTCTGCCTCATCAAGGGGATCGAGTGGACCGAAGAAGGCGAACGCGAATGGGAAGCGCAGATCCGTGGGTCCTATGGCCCGCGTACCGCCGCCATGAAGCAGGAGCTGGACGCGATCCCTGCCGACGCCGAAGGTACCGCGCTCACCCGCGTGCAGATCGAAGCGGCCATGAAGTCCAAGGCACCGATTATCCGCCTGGTCAAGGATGATGATTTCCGCAATGCGCCGCAGCATGTCCGCGAGGCCGATATCCTCGCCTGGTGTGAAAAGCATCTGAAGCCGGTTCTGGCCAATCTGAACCCGTTCCTTACGCACGTTTTCGGCGAGGACTTTGCCCGTTCTGGCGACCTCACCGTGATCGCGATCTACGAGATGGGGCGCGATCTCGTTCGCCGAACGGTGGCTCAGATCGAGCTGCGCAATGTGCCGTTCGAGACCCAGCGCGACATTCTGTTCTACACGCTCGATCGGATCCCGAAGCTTGGTGGCGGCGCCATGGATGCGCGTGGCAACGGCCAGTACCTGGCAGAGGTCGCCGCCCAGAAATATGGCGAGAAGATCGTCGAAGTGATGCTCTCCCAGGCCTGGTACCGGGAAAACTCAACGCCCTTTACCGAGGCCGTGACGGGTGGCGAGGTCTGGCTGCCCAAGGACGAAGACACCGTCCGGGATCTGCAGGGCCTGCAGTATGTGAATGGCATCATCAAGGTGCCGGACGATCACTCGACCAAGGGCGCCGATGGATTTGATCGCCATGGCGACGCGGCTATTGCCTATGTGCTCGCCTGGTTCGCTTCGCGGCAGAACCACGCCGAGTATGATTACACGTCCGGCCGGCCGAATAAGGATCTCGACGACAATCATGGAAGAGGTTCGGCCCGGCGCTCCTCGAGCTTCACCATTCCATCAGTAAAAGGAGGTTTGTGGTGAGCGGACTGATCGACAAGCATGGCGCCCCCCTGACCTACAAGAAGAGCGAGCTCACCAAGGAGTGGGAAGAGCCATCGGCGACGACAGCCAGCGTGGCGCAGATGTTCCGCGAGACGGTCGCCAACGGTCTGACACCACCACGCCTGGCTGCCATCCTGCGCGATGCGGCCGAAGAAAACGCCACCGACTTCCTCACGCTCGCCGAGGAAATGGAGGAGCGCGACGGGCATTATGGCTCGGTGCTCTCCACCCGCAAATCGGCCGTCTGCAACGTCGCGCCAATCGTCGAGGCAGCGAGCGAGGACGCCGCCGACCAGGAAATCGCAGAGGCGGTCGAGGCGCTCATCGAAACGCCGACCTTCATCGACGCGATGGAGGACATGCTCGATGCGCTCGGCAAGGGCTATTCGGTGGTCGAGATTGTTTGGCACACCGACGCCGATCGATGGACGCCGGTTGATTTCATCTGGCGTGACCCGCGCTTCTTCCAATTCGACAAGACCACGCGCCGCTCCTTGCGCATGCGCATCGACGGCATGGAAGAGGGTCCTGAGCTGGCACCCGGCAAATGGATCGGTCATGTGCCGAAGATCAAATCGGGCATACCGATCCGGCAGGGCCTTGCCCGCCTTTCTGCCTGGGCCTGGCTCATCAAGAGCTACACGCTCAAGGATTGGCTCCAGTTTGTCGATGTTTTTGGCATGCCGCTGCGCCTCGGCCGCTATCACAGCCAGGCGAGCGAGGACGACAAGCGTGCGCTGCTTCGGGCCGTCCGCAGCATAGCGGTTGATGCGGCAGCGATCGTCCCCATGGGCATGGAGATCGAGTTCATCAAAGTTGAAGGCGGGCGCGGCGAGAGCGTGTTCGGCGCTTTGGCTGAGTTCGTCGACGCGCAAATGTCGAAGGCCGTGCTCGGCCAGACCATGACCACCGACGACGGCTCATCGTTGGCGCAGGCGCAGATCCATAACGAGGTGCGCCTCGACATCATGAAGAAGGATGCGCGCCAGCTCTCCAACACGATCAACCGCGATCTTATCCGTCCTTTCGTGCAGTTGAACTTCGGCCCGCAGGACACCTACCCGGTGTTCCGCCTGCCGGTCGATGATCCTGATGATCTTGGCGCACTTTCTGAGCAACTGGCCAAGCTGGTACCGCTCGGATTGAAAGTAGGTCAGAAATCGATCCGTGACAGGTTCGGCCTGCCGGAGCCAGAAGACGACGAGGAGCTCCTGGTAGCTCGGGCAAATCCGGCGCCACCGCCGGCCACCGGCGATCCTGACAATGAACCGGACGAGGATCCCGAACAAGCTCAGGCCAAACGCCAGCCTTGCCCGAGTTGTGGCAAGGTCCACAAAACCATGGCGCGAAGCGGCGAGCCGGACACCGAGGCTATGATTGACCAGCTCGGCCGGGATGCGTTGGCCGAATGGGAACCGCAAATGGACCCGCTACTTGAGCCAATCCGCGCCCTTGCAGTGCGATCGACGTCGGAAGCAGAGTTCATGGCAGACCTGCCCGCGACGCTTCAAGCGATGAACGCTGGACCCCTGGTCGAAAAACTCGCCATCGAGCTCTTCAAGGCGCGCGGCGTGGGTGACGCCGCCGACCACTAACCATGGCCGATGCCATCGACCTGACGCGCGATCCAGCGCCCGAGGTGCGGCGCTACTTCGCGGAGAAGCAGCTCAGGCCAGCGTTCTCCTGGCTTGATGTCTGGGGCGACGAACATGCCCACGCCTTCACCATCGCCAAGGCGATGGAGATCGACGTGCTAACCACGATCCAATCCAGTCTCCAGGATGCGATCGACGACGGCGTGCCGTTCGAGGCCTGGGCGCGCGACTTGACGCCTGAGCTGCAACGCCTGGGTTGGTGGGGCACCGGGCCGATGACCGATCCGGACACCGGTGAAACCCGCCTGGTGCAGCTGGGCAGCCCGCGTCGTCTGGAAACTATCTACCAGGCGAACATGCGCACCGCCCGCGCGGCTGGGCAGTGGGAACGCGCACAGCGCACCTCGGCTGGACTGCCGTACTTCCTTTATGGGCTTTCCACGGCCGAGAACCGCAGGCCCGAACATGAAGCCAAGGTTGGCACCATTCTGCCGGTCGACCATCCGTTCTGGGACACCTGGTTCCCGCCCAATGGCTGGGGCTGCAAATGCTGGGTGCGGCAGATCACACGGCGCGAGGCCGAGCGCTTGGGAGGCGTTGCCCTGGAGCCACCGACAATCGAGACACGGCCGTTCATCAACCGGCGCACCGGTGAGGTGACGCACATCCCCATCGGCATCGATCCTGGCTGGCACACCAATCCAGGCAAGGCACGCGAGCGCAACGTTGCCAGCTTCCTTGCCGGCCGGCTGGAAGAGGCCGACGAAGAGCTGCGCCGCATCGCGATCGCCGACATTGCCGGCGGGCCGATGATCGAGGCCTTGGTCGCCGGACGGTTCTCCGACGAGGTCCGTTTGCCGATTGCGCCCCTTGTCGATCGACAGGTGGCGCTCTTCCTCTCTGCGCGGCTCGCCCGCGAGGCGAGTGCGCTAACACTAAGCCCGCGTGATTGGGCGGCGCTCGCCACCCAAATTGGCAGCGCGGCACCGCAACTCGACGCCGATGGCAATCGGATCGTTCAGCTTGTTTTTAACGGCCGACAGGTAACGGCGACAGTGGTCGAGCGAGACGGCTTGTTCGAGATTGAAGGCCTCGTCTTCTAGACGGCCGCCACAGAAGGCCGAGAAACGCCCTCTAGTCCAAATCGGTATGATTGGCGCTCCACCGCGCAAAAACCCCTGAGCGGTTTTCAATGACCCCTTAACGGCGAAGCTGTTCGCGCTTGCCAGATGAAGGGCGCGCACGCTACGCATACCTATCCCCGAAATCGAAGTTCGTCGCCTCAAGCCGCCCCGGTATCAGCTGCTACCGGCAAGAGCCTGATTGCCCATGCCTAGATGGCGGCATGAGTACAAAGCGCAACCAGGCTGCCTGTGGACGCACGCTCGCCCTTTCCGACAAGGGCGCAGCGCCGACCGAGGTGTTGTTGATTCCAGCCGGGCAGATCAACGCCCGCGATGGCCGTTCCTGGGTGAACAACAATCCCGGTGCGATCCTGGCCGCGTTCGATGCGGACGGCATGGACCTGCCGATCGATTATGAGCATGCGATCGAGGTTGCCGAGCGCACCGGCCAGCCGATCCCCGCTGCCGGTTGGATTAAGGGTCTTACGGAGCGGGATGGCGCCGTTTGGGCGTCCGTCAATTGGACCGATCGCGCAGAAGAGATGATCGAGGCACGCGAGTACCGGTTCGTCTCCCCTGTCTTTTGGTTCGACGAGGAGGGTTCGATCTTCGAGCTCTCCTCTGTCGCGCTGACCAACGACCCGGCCATTCGCCAGCCCGCGCTCGCGAGCCGCACCCCAAATCCCGACACATCCAAACCTGAGGAGCCAGCCATGGACAAGGCAGCCCGCAAGACCCTTTGCACCAAACTCGGCCTTGCTGAGGAAGCATCCGATACCTCGATCCAGGAGGCGGTCGACAAGGCACTCGCCAGTTCCAAAACGCCGCCTCTTGAACAGTTCGTGCCTCGCGCCGACCACGACAAGCTGAAAGAGGAGCGCGATCAGGCCCTGGCATCGCTGAAGAAGCACGAGGACGACGAGGTCGAGGCGCTGGTCGATGCTGCTGTAGCGGCCAAGAAAATTGCGCCCGCCTCGAAGGCCTACCATCTCGCTGCCTGCAAGAACGAGGGCGGCGTGGACGCCTTCAAAGCCATGGTCGGAGAACTTCCTGTCAACCCGATCACTCAGCCCTCTGACCTCGACGGCAAGAACCCGCCCAACGCTGGCGGCGCGCTGACCGCCGAGGAGAAGGCCATCTGCAAGAACCTCGGGCTCACCCACGAACAGTTCATCAAGGAGCGCGACGGCGAGAAGGCCGCCTAACCGGCCTTCAAGACTGTTTCGAACACCGATTAAGGAGCGCCTGTCATGGCCCTAACCAAGTCCAAAAAGATCGTTTCTGCCGAGGGCGTCTCGCGCGCTCTGGCTATGAAGGGATCGACCACGGCCCATCGCGGCGGATTGGCCGTCCTAGATGCCAACGGCTTCGCTGCCCCGGCGACGGCGGCCGCCAGTCTCACCTCGGTCGGCGTGTTCGACGAGAGCGTTGTCAACGAAGGCGCTGACGGTGCGGCCAAGGTGCTCGTCAAACGCGGCACGTTTCTCATGAAGAACGACGGCACCAACCCTGTCACGCGCGCCCATGTCGGCAAGGATTGCTTCATCGTCGACGATGAAACGGTGTCTTCCGACAGCACAGGCACCAGCCGGGCGGGCACCGTCTTCGATGTCACCGACGCCGGCGTTTTCGTCACAGTCTAACGCGCCCCCGGCGCATTCAAGGAGCACCACTATGGAAATTACGGGCGCAAACATTCGCACCTTCGGGATCGGCCTCTCGGCTGCATTCCGTGCGGGCCTCGGCGAGTATCAGGCAAGCTGGGATCAGATCGCCACCGAAGTGCCGTCGACCACGTCGGAGAACGACTATTCCTGGCTCGCCGACTGGCCAGGCATGAAGAAGTGGATCGGCGATCGTAAGATCAAAGAGCTGGCTGCCTACGACTACACGCTGAAGAACGAGGAGTTCGAAAGCACGATCGCGGTCAAGAAAATCCACATCGAAGACGACAATATCGGTCTCTACTCGACCCGCGCCAACGCCATGGGTAAGGCGGCCGCCGCGTGGCCGGATGAACTGGTTTGGGGCTTGCTGCCGCTTGGCGTTTCGACGCTTTGCTACGACGGGCAGAACTATTTCGACACAGACCATCCGGTGATCAATCCCGCCACCGGCGAAGCGTACAGCGTTTCTAACTACACCGCTGGCGCAAACCCGGCCTGGTATCTGGTCGACACCTCCAAGCCGCTCATGCCGCTCATTTTCCAGAAACGCAAAGCTGCCGAGTTCACCTCACGCGAAGATCCCAACGACAGCGATCACGTCTTCATGCGCAACGAGCTTCTCTACGGAACCGATGCGCGCGGCAATGCCGGGTTCAGTTACTGGCAGCTTGGCCACATGTCGAAGGCCGATCTGACCGAAGAGAATTTCGACGCCGCCTATGACGCGATGACAACCATCAAGAATGATGAGGGGCGGCCGCTCAACATCAAGGCGACAAAGCTGATCGTACCGCCACAGCTGCGCAAGAAGGCCGATGTCGTCATCAAGCAGTCGCGCAAAGCGAACGGCGAAGAAAACACGAACCAAAACATCGTCGACGTTCACCTGTCGCCCTGGCTTCAGTAGGGCGGCGTCGCCGCTCACCCTTAAACCCGCCGACCCGCCATTCGGTCGGCGGGATTTGCCAACGGCTCCTCTGAGCCCTTCGCAAATCCCGGCCCCCTTCGAAGGAGACCTGCCATGATGTCAGTCACCGCAACGCGCACCCATCGCCGCGCCAATCGCAACTTCGAGCGCGGCGTCCCGGTTGTGATCGACCCCGAGGATCTGTCCGACGACGAGAGCGAAGCACTGCTCTCCGACCCGGAGCTTACCATCCGCGAGGTTGAGGCACCGGCCAAGACCGCTCCAGCCAAAAAAGTCGAAGAACCGCAGCTCTCGGCCGAGGAGCGCGCCGCGAAGGTTCTGGCCGTCATTCCCGAGCTTGGCGACGACGAGAAGAACAAAGACGGCTCGCCGAACGTGAAGGCCGTATCCGGACGCGTTGGTTTCGATGTGACAAAGGCTGAGATCGAAGAAGCGCTCGCCGAGATCGACAAGGCCAACGCCAGCTAGAATACCAGGGGAAGCGCTCGCGCCCCGCAGTCAGACCAGCCGAGGAGCTCCTCGGCCCGAGCGCCAGGCGGGAGGGTAGCCCGCCATATCAGATGCACCCCGAGAGAGGGCGGTGGTCAGCCAGGACATAATCTT